GTGCGGTAGCATTAGTTGGATCGTTCCCATCAAAAGGTGCGGGAGCGTCATCAAATGTACTAAAACCCCTACCACTATCAAATAAATCATAAGGATCAGATATTTGATCCATTGTAATATTACTAGAAAATGACGCGTCATATACAGCGTCTAAAGATAACGTATTGTGAAAATTATAAAAACCTTCATTATCAATATTTGATGTAGAATTATTAGGGTTTGATGTAGTATCTCTTCCGCCTAAATCAAAATCGCCTGTAGCGGTATCAAAATTACCAACTGTAGAATCAAAATTAGTAATAGTATCTAAAACTATAGAGTTAGTTCCTGATCTGTCAGTTAAAGCAACATCATCATCATAAGTACCTAAGCTAATATTTTCTGTTAATGTTTGTACTGTTTTAAAAGCCTGTAAATCAGCTATGTTAGAATAAATAATAGTTTCATTATTTGATTCATTTCCTAACTTATCAACTGCTTTAATTAAAAAAGCTCCTGTTCTTGCATTTACAATAGTTGATGTGCCTGAACTTCTTGGTACTTGTAACCAATTAACGCTTTTATTCCATTGTGCGCCTGAAGTTACATTTTGATAACGTATTTCATAACTTGATGAAACGCCTAATGTGTTAATTGCTTTTGCTCGTACGTTATATGTTTTATCATCTAATACGTTAAGCATTTCGTAATTTAACGAAACACCTTTAGCAACAACTTTAAAATCTGTTTCCGTACTTAGTTTAGCCTCAACAATATAATACTGAATAAATTTATCCGTACTTGCTCCTAAAACTATATTTAATCTTGTTAAAGCAACACCCTCAGAATATTCTATTAATTCGTCAGTTAAAGTAACACTAGCGGGAGCGCCAACTGTAAATGGATTTGGCAGCGTTGTATTTGGTGTTGTACTTTTAACAGGTTTACTAGCCCATGTATAAATAGAATCATTATGTTCAATTAAACTTAAATCAACTGTATGATCTTCATTTAAATTTAATCCAAGTACGCGAAACGTTTTAGCACTCCAACTTGGGGAACTATGCGTAATACCAACAATATCACCAACAGATAAATTTGTTGCCTCCGCACTTGTTGTTAAATTAACTTTAATTGCGTCCCTTGATCGTCTTAATATTATCTCCGCCATTTCTTGCGCTTGATAATAATTTGTTATTGTTTTACTAAAATCAAATTGTCCTTCTAAAACTTTTGTATCTAAAGTTTTCATAGTAGCGTGTCTGTCAGCGCTTGCCTCTCCGCTATCATCTATAGGTGGAAATTGAACTGTATTAGCCTGATAATTTTCGTCTGGATCAATGTAAGTTACTATAACGCGGTTATATTTTTCATTCATTGTTTCGCCAACAATAGTAATACCGCCTAAAATATCATTTTCTGTTAAAGTTATACTAGCTGAGCCTGTTGTTTCTATTATTAAATGATACTTGCCCGCCGTATAAGGTAAATATCCTCTACACCCTTTTATTAAATCTCTAACATTATCTAAAACTTTTGCGGAAGTATCTATAACACCATTAATATCAAAAATATTAATATCTGATCCACCACTATAAGGCGTAACATTTGTATCACAAACACCTGATGCTGTATAAAAACTTGGAATATCAATTTGAGAAATTGCTAAACCTTTTCCGTATCTCTCATTAGTTAAATAATCTAATAAACACCATGCGGGATTTGTAGAGTACGCTGAGGTTTGTGCTTCAGAACTTGAATTATAAGCAACAACTTTTTTACCCTGAATTATTGCTGTTATATTTGGTATTGTTCCAAACACATCTTTATTCCAAGTAAAACGAAAAGCTAAATAACATAAGCCACTAAGTTTATGATTAGAACCCCATGAGCTTAGGGTAGTTAAAGTTGAACTAGCAACTTGATCGTCTGTGCCAAAAAAAGGTTGAACAATTATATCTGTTGTTGATTGTGTTGAATTAGAACCTCCTATAACAGATCGTAAACCTGTAGATGTTTGAGCTGTGCCGTGCGCATAAGCATTATTAACTATTAATTCTTTTTCATCTATAAATATTTTTGAAATAGCGTTTATTTCGCCTTCACATAAAACAATAGCTAAATATAAATATTGGTTATCATCACCTGAAGTTTCTACAAATATTCTAGTCCCGCCAATTTTACGTTCTCCGTAAACTACAGGTATAGAGGCATTAGAAGAAACTTTATTTAATAAAACACCTCTTGCATAATCCTCAGGTAAATTATCGCCAAAATCAGGTATCTCAGGTATTGGAAATATCCAACTAATCGCCTTTTCAATAATTTTAATAAAAGGTTTAAATATTCTATCAAATATACCCATTATTCTCTACCCCATTTAATATTAGTAGTAACTAATGACGCAAATTCAAAACCTTTATCACTTGAAAAAAATCGTTGTTGCGAACTATTATTGGTATTACGTCCGCTTACTTTATCAAAGTCTGCCCAATGACTAGCGCAAGTAATTGTAACCTGACTTTCTTTTTCACTTTCAGAAATAGAATATGATTCAGCTTTACCACTCCATAAAATAAAAGGATCAGATATTAACGCATTAGAACTATTTAAATATCCTCTATGTATTGTAACTGTATCGCCTGTTAAATTTTCCGATAACACTAAAGATATATATGTTTGACTTGCACCCTCTAAAACTAAATTAATAGAATTTAAACTAGGATCAACACCCTCTTTTGTATTATCAATAGATAATAAAGCGCCGTTACCTAAATAAGTATTGCTATCATAAACAATATTAAAACTTGAATCTGTTAAATATACAGGTGTTGAAAAACCTAAAGTAACTAAATGAACAGGATTAATATTTTTTGTAGCTAGTTCTGTTTGAACTGCATTAGTTAAACCTCTAGCCATTTAAATTGCCTCTATGACATCAAAACTATAATTAAATACTAAATCTGAACCTGATAAATCATTAGTTGTAAATTCTTGTAAATCACTTGCTAAATAAACTGTAATACTAACACTATCATAAGTAACGCCTTCATTATTTGCTAATGCTGTTGTTAGTGGTGGTTCTATTGTTACTGTTGCCGCGTTACTTGAACTCGTCACATCTGAAACAATCATATATAATTTACTATGTCCCGCAAATTTTATAAAATCACCTGCTTTAAATCTTCCTGATCCGTCACTACCAAAGCCGTCCATGTCTATAGTTGTATCGCC